GGGGGGGGGGGGGGGGGGCGGGGGCTTCATGACAAACAACGGACAAGAAAGCTTAGACATAGCTCCTCCTCATGGAAACTTCAAATAGTAAGACGCCGTATCGGCAGCCTGGGGATAGACGATATAGCCGGTAAGGCCTATAAAATAGATAACATCGGGCGCCAGGGCGAGGAGCTGGCGGAGGACGACGGCGGCGTTCTCTCCGGTGTGGACCTCGAAGCGGGGATAAGTGCCCGTGATATCGGAGCTGCGGGATACATAGGACAAGCTGCCGCCCACGGCCTGCACGACCTTTTCGATGATCTCGTACAGGGTGGTGACATCGCCGGCCTCATTCCAGAACACCGGCCGGTTGAAAGAGTAGCGCTGCAGCAGACCCCAGGCGTCCGTGCAACCGATGATTAAATGAGCAGTCCCGGGCGACCTGGCGTAAGATATCCGCTCGACGTAATATTTACCGGCAGTGGAATACAGGTCGGAGTCGGCTCGGTAGCCTATGGAGATCGTGACCTGTGCACCCCGCTTCAATTTCCCCACGGCTGACGCCGCCCCACCGCCAATGCTGTTGTAAGTGCCTGCGGAATTGTCCAGGGTGACCTCTAAGCTCGATGGCGCCGTGGGTTTGACGGTTTCCTTGACGGCTATGATCTGCGCCGCGGTGACGGCGTAATCCGTGCCGGCGCCGGCGCCCGTTGCGGGCGGGGCCCAGGAAGACGGAAGGGCTGAGCGCCAGACCTGGTTGGGCGCTGAAGCATAAAGATAGGTTCCATCGCAGGCCAGGGCCAGGCCATAGGTCGCGGGGGTATCGAGCGGCCATGCCCGGGACCAGTCGCTGTCTTTGAACAGCGTGCCCGGCCGGAGGCGGTAGAACCACGGCTTATTATCCTTGGCGAAGCTGAAAACCGCTCCGAGCGAAGCATGATAGGTGACATAGGGATCGTCGACGCCGAGGTTGTCGGCAGCCTGCTGCTGCATGATGGAGCTGACCTGCTCGTAATAGGTGGGTACATAGCGGCCCGGCCGGCCGGTTTGGAACATGCGCAGATGCATGGCTGCGCTGAAATCGACGCGTGCCTTGTAAGAATTGATGAACTCCCAACCGGACCAGGCGCCCACAGAATATGATCCGCCGTCGCCGTAGACGCCCCTGGCCAGCCGGATATACGAGCCATCCAGCAGGAGGGCGAGTATATTCCAGTCACCGTTGTAGTAAAGGGCAAGAGCTGAGATGGCATGATCGCCGCCGATCTGCCCGAGGCCGGCGGACCAGGTACCTGCCGCCGTGCGCCGCTGAATGTAAAGCGATGTAGGATCGTTGAAGTCTGATGCATGCACCACTGCAAGATCACCGTTGGGCTTGAAGGCCGCAGCGCAGCCGCGTTCACAGGGGCGGGTATTCATCATAGCCGTCCATGATCCGAAAGAGGCGCCGCTGTCCGTGCTTTTCTTGTAATAGAGATAGACGCCATCATCGCAGAAGGCGATAACCTCAGTGCCTTTAGCAGCGAGGCCGACCGGCGAGCCGGTACCGCCACCCCATGAGGACCAGGACGTCCATGTGGAGGATCCGGACGGGGAAGTGACACGCTGGTAATAGATGGCGCCGCCCGCCCGGACGCGGCAGACAGAGCCATCGGCAGGGATGGCGAGGGCGTGCTTACCGACGGCCGTTGCATCGGTGGACAAAGTAAGCCGCTCCCAGTTGTAGTCGCTCCACTGCAGGGCTTCAGCGGCCACATTCGACGGGTGGCCATAAGATGCAATCTCCAGCTTTACCAGGGGGCGGCGAAGAGCTGCCCGCTGGGCGGTGGTGAAAGCGGCTGATAAAGTTCTCATTTTTTAGGGTGGCCGGGGCCAGGATCCTGACCCCGCCACGATCAATTACGGAAAAAATATTGACGCTGCAGGAAGGGTTGTCATAATTCTTTACAGCAGTTTGACGTAGTCCCAGCCGACCTGCGTGGGGGTGAAAGCGCCGCCGCCGTAGATGGACCAGTCCACAGTTTTGCCGGTGAGCTGGGCGAGGCCGTCCTGGGCGTTGTAGAGCTCGTTGAAATAGGACACGAGATTGCGCAGATCCTCGAAGGTCTTGTCGCTGCAGGTGAGGTTATTGGCCTTCTCGTAGTCCTTTTTCAGCTTGAGCATATAGGCGTGGTAGTTGTTGGCCTCGGCGGAGGTGGGGGGCTTGGGAAGCTTCGTCTGATATTTGAAGGCCTCACTGAAAAGCTCGACAGTCTTATCAATGAGGCGTTTCGCTTCGCATATGCGCTTCTCCCGCGGCACCTCTCGCAGGTCGAAGTGGCTGACGATGGGGTAGAAATAGAAGGCACGGCTGATGGGGGTTACGTCTACGACGTCCTTACGGCAGGATTCCTCGGCGGACCCGACCGCGGCGTCGAGATCAAAGGGCACATAGTTGTCAACCGGCGCAGCCGGGATTACAGGCGCAACAACCGGCTGCGGGGCTGCTACGCTCTCAGCTTTTGGGGGTGCTTCGCTTGTGATAGCGGCGATCTTGGGGGCGGCCTTGACCTTCTCCTTGTCGATCTGGCCTTGCACGATAGTGTAGATGATGCCGACCAGAACGACGGCGGCCGGCCCGATCACATCAACCAGGAACTGACCGACTGTCTGAGCCTTGGCCGGGTCGGTGATGAACAGGCCGAGGGAACCGGCGATGATGGTTAGAATAGTGATGATGATTTTCTTGTAACCGTCCAGGGGTGTGGTTTCCATGACTTTTTCTCCTTTGAAGCTATTTAGCTTCAGATTTTATTTTCGGCCTCAAAAAGATGGCCTCTATCTGCCAAAAACAGGGGCATGGAAGTAAAGGCATGACCAGTTCCACCTGTCTTGTAGCTTCCAGCATGACATTAAATCAGGACGCACAATGCGACGGGGATTTGACGGCCGGCAGCACGGTAATGATCTGCGAGGTGGCGGGCTGCCAAAATAATCAGCTCCGGGTCGGCATGGCACCGGACGCCCTGGTCACCCCATCGGCTGAGTAAAAGAGTGGCATGATCGAGCAACGCGAAGTCGACGGCCTTGCTTGTAGTATGGTGCGGAAGCTGCCATGTTGAAGTATCGTACTCATCCTCGCGGATGGCGTAGGCGTCAATGGGTAGACTATTTTTAAATAGCTTCGGTTCCGCTGGTGCCTTTGTTTTCAGCTTCGATTTTGCAGGTTTTCGTTGTTCGGATCCAGACAAAGTATTTTTACGGACCATAATTAATCCTCCGCGATTAATGCGCCGGTAACCAATTTCTTGAGATTATAGGATTTGACATGCTGAAGCTGATCGTAAAAAGCTTCAAAAGCGGCCTTTGCCCAGTAGTTATAATCCTTGTTGACCTTCTGGCCGCCAGTATTGGCAAGATTGACCTGGTACTGCGCCTGAGAGCTGACGGCGAAGGCCACAGCACCCATAGAGATAATGTGATCGTGCGCAGTGGGTATAGTCGAAGCTGTGCTGAGAGTATGCTTTTTCAGCCAGTAGATATTGCACTCAACACCATCGCCGACGTATCCGTCCTGGAATGTGAGTACGTCGCCCCACACCTTGAAGCGCCGGGACGGGTACGGTTCTTCATCGATAGGATGCTCCACTTTCAAAACGTCAATGCGGTCGGTGAGCGTGGAAATATCAACAGTATTGTCCTGATCGACAGTAACAATAGTCGCGTCGAGCTGCATCAAAGGACAATACTCGGAATAGACGAGTACAGCCTTTTCAATGGCCCGGTCAATTTCGTCATTTGTCCAGCGATAGTTGCCGGCGTCCTCATCTTTGAGATCACGGCGGACATTGACCCGCATTGTCGTTAAAGTAGTCATTTCCTGATCACCTGCCTATCATTCGAGTATCCGGGCGGGACCGGTGCCGGGCCGGCCCCGCCCACTATTTAGAGGAGGCTACTTAAAGGGCAGTCACTCCTTTAAGCCTATGCATGAATTACCTGGACATTGGACAGGTTAAAGGCGATGGTATCCGCGGCCAGAAGCACACCGATCACAGTGAGTAGATCGTACTGCGTGGTCGGGATAATATCGGTTACCTTGCCTGCATCGGCACCTTCGGCGCAGTAGATAAGGCCTCCAGGGGTTCCACCGGTATAGCCTTTAACTACGCAAACGGTGGCCACGGGAATGACGTCACCGCTGACGCCACCTTTTAGGGCAATGACCTGGGGATTGATCACACTGCCTGCCGTTCCGAGTGAACGTTTCCAGCCGGTAGAATATCCGAGTACATCACCCTCAACACAAGTTCCCGCCAGGGTAACGGTAGGGGCCGCCGGGCCGGGTCCGCAGATTACGCTGCGGCCGACTTGAGGATCTGCAAATGCCATTTAATTACTCCTTACCTCATTTGAGGTTTATTTCGTTATGCGCAACCTATCAAAGCCGCTGCTTTGACATTGCTGAACAGGGCCAGGGATGCATACCACTTGATGCGGGTGCGGGTGGCGTCTTTGGTTTCCATATCACCGATCTTCACGATCTCAAGACCTCCGGGGCCGGTCAGACCGCAAAGAGCATCCTCACCGAGCTGCAGGGCATAGATGGTGGAGCTGGTCGATCCGCTGAAGGCGGTTTCAACCGAACCGGCTACGGTGTGGATATCCTTGATGAAGTCGCTCACATGGATGGGGATGCCGCCATAGTACTCGACCATGAAGCCGAATTGGGCATTGTCATGTTCAAGGTTATTACCCGCGGCACGGGCCAGGGCGGCGAGCTTTCGGCGGGACCTGCGGCTCATTAGGAGCACATGGGGTTTTCCGCCTTTGACGGCATCGATGAGCTGGTCAACCATTTCCATGGTGAAGGCGGTAGCGCCTCCCGCGGCAGTGGCAACGACCTGGTCGGATGCGGTACCGGTATCGATCTGTTCAATCAGACCGTCAAACTGGTTGGGATCGGTAGTGTTGTTGCCATAGAGCAGCTTATCCTCCAGCTCATTCCGGATAGACTTGGCGGTGAGCTCGATGATCGCCGTTTCAATATCGTTGATATTGGAACGAGTCTGCTTGACGTAGTTATCTACGTCGGCGTTCTGGCCGAGAATGGCCAGGGTGGCCGACTTCTGCGTGAAAGTGACGGCCGGGCTGGTCGTCCAGTCGTCATTGACCGCATGCCATTCGGCGGTAGGAAGGGTCAATTCCCTATTGTAAGTGAGGGCATTGCCGAGGATCTCCACCCACGGCAGGAGTGTCAACAGGGGGGCATCCTTAAGGATGGTTTCGATGATGCCCTGTTTCATGACATCATTTGAAAGCTTGGCATATTCCGGTAATGTAGTACCCAAATTATTAACTCCTTATTTTTTATCGTTTTGGATTGCGTGGCTGATCTTCTCCCTGGCTGTCATGCCAGAGGTATCGGGTCCGGACCGTTCCGGAGCACCGGCGGGTACGGAGATTGATTTAATGTCGGCCTCGATCTTGGAACGAACCTTAGCCGCGAGGTCTTTGACGCGTGTCATGGCCGCATTGATCTCTGAGATAGAGTTACCGGCCAGCATTTCAGGGTTAAAGATGGGATTGGAGCTGACGGCAAGCTTTCGGTACTCAGTAACCGATTCCTTGTGTGCGATATCCAGGTCTGCGAAATCCTTTTTCAAGGTTTCGTTTTCCTTGACGGCCAGGGCCAGGGAAGTGTCACGCTCTGCAAGCGAAGCTTCAAGCGAAGCGATGCGCTCCGTGAGCTCCGGCGTGGCCGGTGTTGCGGGGGGCGGAAGGGGAGCGGCCTCAACATTTACGACCTCCGGGGTTTTAGTCTCGTTTTCCATGATCTGAACCTCCTATCTTTAAAGCGGTGCCTCCATCTCTGGGGCGACTTTTCGCTCTCTCGCTCCGCCCTGAGTGGATGACGCTTTAAATTCATTATTTTGTTCGAGTATTTGCTGCCGTTCTTCCAACCACTTCTTCCACTCAATCTCAGTGTCACGAACTCCGAGATTATCCATGGCTGTGCGCCGGCTGTGGATGCCTGATTGAACAAGTAATTGTTCCTGCTGCGCATCTGCTGACTTATCCCGAGGCAGGACCTGACCCCACAGGACCCGTTGGGACACCTGGGTAAAGTCCTGCCGCATGAACTTAGCCCACAGTTTCAAAATCATATCGTTGCGGCGTTTATAGATATTCGTCCTGATCAGGCGCTTGCGTTTCACCTTCTGAAGTAGGGATTGCAGCTCCACTTGGAGGGCCACGCCTGACATCTGCGCATTGACGCCTCCGAAGGCAGCCCGGGGGATTTCGCTGATATCATGCATAGTTCGATAAATAAGGTCTATATAATCGATGTGGAGGCGGATGCCGCCGCCCTGCAGTAGATCGAGAAGGTAGGCCTTGGTGTCCGGAGGGATATTCCACACGGCACCGGGCCTGACGGATATATTCTCAGAAGATTCCACACCTTCAAGCACGGCGATGGGATTCCCTGACACTTCGAGGATCCGGCTGAGCTGCGACAGGGCCCGGTTCAATTCCTTCTGCGGTTCCTGAAGTGCTGGGATATCGGACACACCCCAGAACTGCTTGGGCTTGCGCAGGTTGGGGAAGATGATAAACGGGATGAATCCGTAAGGATTCGGCTTCTTTTCAATGACAGCATTGTCGAGGTAAAGTATGAATTCCTTGTCCGTCCAAAGCTCGGTGATAAAGGCAGTCTTTTTCTGAATGGTTTTCTTGTAAAGAGATAGGATCTCCTCGGCGCTGAGCTGGTAGCGGCTGGCCACCTTGTAGGTCTGATTGAGGTCGTCGCCGGTCCACCAGGCGTAGATGCCATTGACGTCCGGCGCCGTGATCCGGACCCGCTTATTTATGGCGTCCCAGGTCACCTTATAACAGCCGTCGCCCAGGACAGCGGCGTCGATCTCCGTGGTATAGTCCAGCTCCTGAGTATTATTCTGGTCATGCACAAAATAGATCAGATCCTCCGCCTGCTTGGCGATATCGAGAGTGCCTGCAGGCACTTTACCCTGTTTGACATCGGGCAAAGGCACAAAGGAATAATTGATCTCATTCATCAAATAGCTGGTGATCTTATCAACGGCGATTTTGGCATAGTTAAGAACGAGTTGCCGGTTCTTGCTGGTGCGCTCCCATTGCTTTCCGTTGTAGAAGTCCAGAGACGACTTATAGGCACTGAAACGCTCTCGGTCGAGCTGAGCGAGATCCTGTACTTTAAATTCAGTCGGCACGCGTACCTCCTATGGCCACCCTGGGCTTGCTATCCTCAGTAGCTTTCAACATCAGGGCAAGACTCATCAAATAATCGTCGTGGCCATCGGCGGGATCCACATAAAAATTGAGCGTCTGGTTGGGACGGTATAGGCTTTTCGCTTTCTCCAGCTCGAGCATGAAGGCGGCAAAATCTTTGCTGCCGTCACCGGCATAGCACTGAACGCGACCTGAGTTGACGAACGCGATAAGATCAAAGCCAAGCTGTGACTTGCTAAGCTGGCTAAACTTGAACGGTATCACACGGGGGCCGCAGCTCTTCTGCAAGAAAGCGGTCAACGGTTCGCCAATGCCGGTTGCATCACAAACCACACGGCTGCAATTCCATGTAGTACGGATAATATGGACAATCTGAGTATGCAGCTCGTGATGGGGCGTACCTATCCAAGCGTAATGCTCCACGATTTTGACAGCCGGCTCTTGTCCTGCAGCATGGGTAACCTCACCTATGGTGATGATTGTCGCATCCCGCTGCGGCCGGGTAAGGACCAGCTCATCAATCGTTTCATCCTGGCCGGCATAATCAATACCGGCGATGTAGATTTTCCCGGCCTGGCGGGACCGCTGGCGGGAATGAACGCCTATGAGCTGGGCGAGCTGCGCCCGACTGAACAATCGGCCGCTGGCGGGGAGGGGCAGAAGGCGGTACTGCGTCCGGAAGAGCGGATGATCCTCGCCCAGGCGTGCCAGCTCAGCCTCTACGAAAGCGCCATAAGCGGGATTGCAGGCAGCGACCTTATCCCAGGGGAAGCGGAAATGACGCTTGATACCGTCCTTTGCTTCTTGCTCGAGGTTGAGCTGCTTGGTCTGTTCGAGTAGAGTGCCATCATCCCATGTGGTCCCATAGTGCACGGTAGAGGCATTGGTAGAGCTGGCCATGGGGCGGAAGTCCTTAGTATATTTGTCCTTGCTTATATCCTGGCTCTCGTCTATTTCCAGCAGGATATCGGCGGTGTGCCCTACAACATTGCTGGTTTCCTCGGCCGACAAGAACACCTGCCGGGCAGCTCCCAGGCGCACGACATACCCGGCTTCGGATTGCCAGATGCCGTTGAATCCGAAATCGTCCAGGCGATCCTTCAGCCGGGCCATGCTGATCAGCGTCTGAGGTTTAAAAGTCGGGCTGCACTTAATAGCGGTCCCTCCCTTGTTGATAAACATAGTCATTAGCAAGATCTCGATGTGGGCGCTCAGTTCGTTCTTGCCGCCCTGGCGAGCAATCTCCACGGAAAAAGTAAGGCCATCCATGGCGATTACACTCTCCACCACGGCTTTGGCGATTTGTCGTTGATACGGTCTGAGTTCCATTCATTTTTTCATGAGCTCTAAAAGGGCTGCCATCTTCTCAGGATCTGCATTGAATACCGTTGCCAGGACCAGCAGGGTGGCGTTCAGCTTGTCGTCGACAGCGACAATACGATCCTCAGCCGCGGTGAGCCGGGTGTCTGTAGCTTCAAAGCGCTTGTTAATGAGAACCACCAGAATAGTAAGCAATGTCACGGTGATGGACCCGAATACAGCAGTCATAGCAGCGATCAAAGTTTCCATCGTTACCTCATTGCAGAAGTTTCTTTATTTTTAAGGGGGCCGCGATCTCAGTAAGCACCAGGCCGATGGCATTTTTCAATGTTTCATTGTGGTCGATACTGATGGTGTGACGGGTCTTGATAGCATTGCAAAGGGCACGTGAGCAATCCAGGGCAAGCCCGGCCGCCTGCGGGGATGTATAGGCAGCGAGAGCACGGAGCATTAATCTAAGAAGAGCTATCTCCTGGTCGAGGCCTTCAACCTTGGCGGCCTCAGCAAGCTGCGGCAATAGCTCGGCGGTCAGCTTTTTGGAGTAAAAGCCATGCTTGAGGGAGTTCGTGTTGGAAGGTTGGCCGCCGCGTTTCTTGGTGACCATGAAATAACCATACCACAATATGTAGTACCCATTAACGGAAAACCACTATATATAAAGGTATACGGGAAATTACGCGAAAACTAACAAGTGTACCTGCGCAAGATCATGGCAGGCCTGGCAGAGAATGATCGAGTTTTCCATTGACAGTTTCCCGCCCTGGGATCTGAAAACCTTTTCATGGGGATGCAGGCCAAACATATCTTCGGGCTTGCCGCAGTGTTCGCAGTGGCCATTTGCCCTGATAAAGAGCTGCGCCCGGGTGGGCTTCTCACGGCGGAGCTCGCGGGCCTTTTTCTTACTGATCGGCCGGAGGCGGGACTGCTTCAAAGTGGAAACTCCTGGCGCAGCCATGAATCAGGGAGTAATTTACTGAGGTTGTCCTTCAGAAAGACCGGTATGCCGGCGCTATCCGCCGCCGCCACGATCTCTTTGATCCACTCGACTTTCGGTGCCGTGGCTGCCCTGGCCGGTGTCTGCTGGCCAATGATGATCCAATTAATAGCATCTGGTAATAATATTTTTTGAAGCATATCGAACTCTATGCGTTCTAAAAGAGGTTCAAAAGACAGAAACTTAGCTCTTGCATTAATTGTCATTAAATGACCTAACGCATCTGAAAATCGAAGCCAATTTGTTGTACTCACCCCGATCCAGCAGTTATCAGGGAAGGGGCTCAACTTTTTAAGGTTCTCTGGCTGCTTGGTCAGGAAGATGAAGATCCTTTCGGGATATGAGGCAACCCAATTAAATATCAGTTTTAGCATCCATTGATCAACCCATGGGCCGAATAATTCCATTGTGCTACCAACGAAATACCTATCGCCTGGCTTGCCTGCAAGTGGTTGGCGAAGAATTTCCTCATCGATCCTTATTGCAGGATTCCATTTAAATCGTTTGTACATCCTGCGGGCGTAGCAGTAATCACAGGCCATGGGGCATAAACCCTTGACCGGATTGATTGTGTAATCGCACCATTCGATCTTTGATTTATTCAATTACTAACCTCCTTCATTAGAGCGGCAATAGTGGTCAACATCTTAAAATCGGCCTGAGACATGACACGCTCGCGGCGGGTCTTATAGACAGCCATGTGCGCCACGGGGATGATATGCAAACGGGTCCGCTGGTAATCGGTGAGCACCTGGATGGGATAGGTTACAGCCTTCTCGCAGCTGATGATAAACGGATACCGGTACATGAGCTTCTTACGGGTAGGATCGAGATTGTCACGGACCATATAGTCAATATAAACCAGGGCATTGCAGCGCCGGGGCTGGCCGCCGCCGTCAAGCAACCGGCGCCGGGCCAGGCCGACGAACATCTGAGTACGGTCGCCGTACCATATCGGCTGCCTGATGTGGAACTCAATCATTCTATCGCTGTACCATGTGGCCATATTTGCCAGTGATATATTTGTCGACCTCATTTGAAAGACTTATGGTCGTCCTGGCCATCCGGCCGGTGCCGATCTTCGCGACGGTAACGGCCAGCATATCCACCTGGGGAAGCGCCTGCAGGCCGATTGATACATCTGCGCCGAACTCCCAACGAACGGCACGGCCGGAGGAAAACAATGCACAGGTCCAGCGTTGGCGCTGGGGGATACCGGAGCTGCACATCAGGCAGGTCGGGCCGGTGCACAGGTAACTTCTGCGCCGCTTGTCATCCCAATGCTTCATTAACGGTGTTATTGTGAGCCGTGAGAGGGTCACGTCCATGCTCTCGCCATTGTCCAGGACAAGCCAACCGGTTGGGGTGATAGGCATGGTCAACCTCCTCAACATTATGTAACACCACTTAAAGCGCTTAAGCGTTATATATAGATAGAGAATAAATAGTCTTATCATAGATAATACGTAAGCTTCTAAGCTTGGGATGCTGCGCCGACCGGATCCCGGTCAAAAAGAGGGACCTGCAAACTCTCGAATGTTGCGACCAGGGGGGCCTTCATATCGAAAATTAAGGCCAACTCCGCGGGGCTGGCTGAGCAGCGCATTGTAATACTGACAACTGTCTCAGCATCAACGCGTTTGATAGAGGCTGACATACTCTTGACCTTAACCTGCATCTTCATGAAAAACCTCCTGCATTTTTTATAGTAAAGACGGCAAAGTATCAACGGCCGTTTGCAAATGCCTGGGTATAACGTCCAAATAAACGGCTGTTGTGCTGATATCGGCATGACCGAGTAATTCCTGGATGATGCGCAAGTTGACGTTGTGCTCACAGAGCTGAGTAGCGAAAAAGTGACGGAAGCTATGAGGATGGAAGTGCCGGCAGCCGGCCGCCTCGGCATAATTGGTGACCAGCTTATTGACACGGCGGGCTGACAAGGGGAATACACGGACTTTACAGGACGGCAACCAGGCGGCCATCAAGGGTAGCAGGGCCTCGGAGATCGGGACGACCCGCTCCTTATCGCCTTTGCCTATTACCCGGAGCACTTTAGTGGTAAGGTCGACGTCGGCGGGTTTCAGAGATAGCAGCTCGGCCCTGCGCAAGCCGGTATAAGCCAGGGTGAAGATTATGAGCTGGTCCCGCTGCTTAAGAGCGGCATGGTTGTCGGTCCGGGCGGCGACGGCCGCGAGGATCCGCTTGACGTCGTCCACGGAATAATACTGCGGCAACCTGCGCCGGCGCTTGAACTTGATTTTAAGGTCTATACCATTGGCAGCGAGGAACGGTTTTAAAGCGAAGTAATAAATCTGTACGGAACGTTGGCTATAGTTGCGTTCCTTAAGCGAAGCGAAGAAGCGACGGGCATTGTAGTCATTGATCGGGTCTATATTCAGGAAGGCGGCAAATATACGCAGACATGAACAATAACGATCTATAGTACTCTGTGAAAGCTCCGTCAACCTCAGCTTAGAGATATAGCCAGCTACGAGGAGCTGATTAGATGTAGAATCTAAGATGCTCATTTCCGACTTGATTTGATTAAATGCCATAATATCACATATCTGCGAAAAAGTTTATAATAGGCTCATAAATCGGCTTACAGGCCTGCTTGGCTGTTCTTGTATGCAGGCGTAAATGCGCTAAAATATATGCTGTCCCCGGGGGCCGTCCTTTTAATAAATATTTGTTACCGCTGGAGTTGATCAGATGCAAATG